ATTCAGGGGTTGTTATAGCAAAAGCAAATAAATATAAAGAATTTTTAAGATTATTAATTCTTGATTCTTCTAGGATACAAGATAGATTTAAAGGAGAATTATCAAAGTATTTGCAAAAATCGGATCAAGCTTTGATAAGATATTTTGTATATGAACATGATTTATTAAATTGTGAATCAAATATACGTGTAGCAGTTGATACAACTAATGAAATAACATTTACAGATACAAGTGTAGAACGTTCATATGATGTCAATAATCATATATTTATACATACATGGGGTATTCATTCTTTATTAAATGATTATAGATATGGTCAATTGAGAAAATATCATAAAAATTTAGAAAAATTGAATATAATACCATATTTTAAAACAAAGATAGTTATAATGTTATTAGAAACATCATATTATAGAATGGAAAATATATCAAGAGAGATAAGTAAAGTATCAGAGAAGTATCCTGGAATACATTGGACTATTATGAATAGTATAGATGGAAATACTATAAAACGGACATATATAGATGGAAATACATATTTATTAGAAATAAATGATGATATATATTATTATAATAGTAGTAAAAGAGAATGGAAACCAGATATGACTTTAAATGAGATAGGATGCGCCCTGTCGCATTATAAAATATATGAAAAGTTATGTAAAGATGATAAATATTCTAATTATATGATATTAGAGGATGATTTTAAAATAACTGATATAGATATGTTTATACAAACTTTATATTGTATGGAAAAATACGATAATTATGATATAGCATTATTACACGATAGTAGTAAGTTTTTTCCATTAATAAAACATGATAATATAAATGAAGTATTTGTAAATATAGAAAAGAGATATTTTAATTGCACAATTGGGTATACAATAACAAAAAGAGGGGCAAAGAAGTTAATAAATAGATTTAATAAAATAATAAAATATCCATCTGATGATTTATTAGCATGTAATTACTTAGAAAATAATTTAGATATAGTTGCTACATCAAAACCATTAATTAGATATGATAAAACATTATTTAGCACAATAATTTAATTTATTTTTTGTTTTTACTTTTGTTTTTGTTTTTACTTTTGTTTTTGTTTTTACTTTTGTTTTTGTTTTTACTTTTGTTTTTGTTTTTACTTTTGTTTTTGTTTTTAGTTTTGTTTTTAGTTTTGTTTTTATTACCATCGTGAAAACCTAAAAAACTAAAAACATTTTCAAAAATACTCATTTCACCTAATTGAGTAGAATCTAAATGGGTTTCTTTTTCTTTTTTGGGTTTTTTTGCTGGTCTTTCTTCATCTTCTTTTTCTGTTTTAATATTTTCAGATAACATAATAGATGACATTGTATCATCAAGAGTTTCAATTTGTTTAGCAAATTCTAAACCTTCAAATACATCTTTATTTTTTTTCAATCCTTCTTGATTTTTTAACATATTTTTAATTCTATTATAAGATTCCTCGTTAGAAGCAATTATAGTAATTTTTTTCAATCCATAACATCCAATAAAAAGTTTGTTTCCAATTTTAGTAATGGAATCATGGACAGTTAGAGATGTTAGACCGCTCCAAATAAAAACATTATTTCCTAATTCTGTAACAGATTTAGGAATAGTAATATGTTTTAATTTGAAACAAAACATAAAAACATTATTACCGATTTTAGTAATAGTATCAGGTATAATAATTTTTTCAAGATTAGAAAAACATTCAAAAGCATGATCGCCAATAGATGTAAAATTATTTGGTATTTCATATGAGGTTATTTTTTTAGCATCATCAATAGAACTAACATCTGGTCCTTTGAATATATATTCTGTCATTTATTATTTTTAATATTTAATTTATTAAAAATAAAATTTATAAAGTTTCATCAATTTTTTCTTTTTCAAGAATTGAATAACTGTCGTCTTCAAAATCATCTTCATAATCAATTTCTTCTTTTATTTCTTCAAATTCTTCTTTAACATCTTCTTTAACATCTTCTTTAATATCTTCTTTAATATTTTCTTTAATATCTTCTTTAATATTTTCTTTAATATCTTCTTTAACATCTTCTTTAACTGCAAAATCTGTTACTTCTTTTAATTTAAAATTAAAAATTAAGGGTTCAGTTTTTAAATTAAAAGGATGTGATGATTTAAATTTTTTTCTATTAGAAAATGAAAAAGTTTTTTCATCTTTTTCTAAATTATTAATTTTATTTTTTAAAATTTTATTTTGTTTTAATAATCTACTTATTAATTTTGTATCTTCATCTTTTTTACTTAATGGTAATTGCTGTTGTAATGGTTGTTCAGGAAATAAATAAGATACAATAGTTTTAATTAAAAAAAATATAGATATAAATAACAAGAAATTTGTTAAAAGGAACGGATTAAAGAATAAGAATATACATATTATGAATACAAAAATATTTGTAAACATACTTTTCAAAATAGATTGTAATTCTTTAATTTCTTCATCTTCAATGTAAATATTTTCAGATCGGAACATTTTATTTATTATAATTATTTTTTAAATAAAACTAATTTTCTTTTTTTAAAGAAAAGTTAAAGAAAAGTTAAAGAAAAATTAAAGAAAAGTTAAAGAAAAGTTAAAGAAAAATTAAAGAAAAGTTAAAGAAAAGTTAAAGAAAAATAATTCTACCTTTTTCTTGATTAATTTTACAATTTTCAAACTCATTTTCTAATGATAAATTTTGATATTCTAAAAGAGGATAATATGTTAATTTATGTAAAATATTCGTTTTAAATGCTCTAATTCTATTTTCTTTAGATTGATAAACCATATTAATTGATTTTTCATATTTTTCATGTAATTCTTTATTTATATAAAACATAACTAATGCTGTTCTTTCAATAGTAGTATTAAACCCATGATAAGAATGAAATGACTGTGCAAAAATACAAACAGAATTTGGTTTATACTTAGCATTTTTAAACGGTGTCATATTATTATCGTACATAATGGTTCCATTATTGTATTGATCATCTTCAGAAATAATATTATCATCTTTTGGAAAATAAAATACAAAACTTAAGAATTTAGAAGGAATATCAGTGTGGATGTTTTGGAATTTATTTTTATCAGTATAAACAAATTCAAATTCATCTTTATGTATTTCAATTTCAGTATAAAAATTAGGATTAATATAAAATTTAGATAATAAAGACTTTTTAATATCATAATTTTCAAAAATTGTATTTAGTTTACTTAATATTGGATCTTTATGAATATAATTTGTAAAATTAAACCTTGAATTAACAAAATTTTTATTATCTTGTTCTCTAGTTTCTATTTTATTAGGATTTAAACATTTATTTTTTAATTTATTATAAAAATCATCAGGAAAGATATTTTCTATATATAAATGATAAAAAGGTTCTTTACCTACACTTGATGATTCTATTTTATTAAGAATATATTTTATTTCATCCATTTTATATAATTGTTTTATTATTAAAAAAAATATTAATTGTTTAAGTTTATTTTATTTATAAAAATAAATAAAATGGAATATTATAAAGAATTACCATCTGAATTATTAAGAATAATATGTCAATATCATCACTGTACAAATTGTTATAACAATAATTCATATCATTGTTATAATTGTCGTGAATGTAATGTTGATAGAAAAAGTCATCTATTTTGTGATGTATGTGATAAATGTTTTCCGAAATATGTTAAAATATATATGAATTCAACAAATTATGCTAAATTAAACTATCATTTTCATTGTAATATATGTAATTCGCTAATGAGAACAAATATAAAAGATAATTTATATTTTTGCTCTAACTGTGATATGTCTAAATAAATTTAGTTATTATAATTTGTAATAGGATATATAAATTTTCCGTATTGATTCGTGGTAAATAATGTATTATCTTTAATTAGATTTACATTATCATGTGTATGTCCAAATATCCACATAAATACATTATCTTTTCTAAATATATGACTTTGATCACTTGTAAAGTATCTAGGAGCAACATTACGGAATTTTTTTGTTATGAATGATATATGAGGGCAATGATGAGTTGCTATTATGTAATTTTTATTTTGTTCAGTTATGTTCTGTAACCACTTGCTATGATCTAAATGATATGAGTTTTTACTTTTAGGAAGTTCAGAGAATAAAGTACATCCAGCTAATACAATATTATCTTGTTCATCAATAGTATGTTCTGTTTTCTGAAGATAAAATAAATTATTTCTCATTTCACAAATGTTTTTAATTCTTAATTCAATTGGAGATATATCAAAATGATTTGTAAGAGTATCAAATTCATGATTTCCAGATAATATAAACACTTTATCAAACATAGATGACATATCTAATATGAAATCTTTGTAAATTGTCTGTGAAGGATAACCAATATCTCCAGCTAAAATTAAGAATGGTTTATAAGGTTTTATAATCCTTTTAAAGCCAATTTCTAAGTGAAGATCCGATGCGATTTGTAGTAATGAGGAACTTTTAAGCATTAACCGATTCATTGAAACATGTAATAATTTTAATTTAGATAAAATTAAAATTCAATTTAAGATTTATATATATTTCTAAAACTTTTTTCTTTTAATACTTTTCTTTAACTTTCTAATACTTCTTTTTAAACTTTTCTTTTTTTTTCTAAAACTTTTTCTTTTACTTTTCTTTAACTTTATAATACTTTTTCTTTTACTTTTCTTTAACTTTCTAATACTTTTTCTTTTATTTCTTCCATCTGAAACACTATTTAAAGCAATCTTTTGAACTAAAGTTTTATCTTTTATTAATTTTAATGTTTTTTCCAATGCTATATCTGGAACAGCATCAATATATTCGGTAATATTATCAGATAATAATAATTCAATTTTTTGATTTAGATAATCTTTGTTCACAAAATTAATTATAAAATTATCAGTAATTTTCTGTTCATAGAAAATTCCATGACTTGGTTTAATTTTTTCAAATAATTTATAACTATTTAATGCAGTATTACATACTGAAATATCAATAATATTAAAAATTGGAGTTTCAACATCTAATTTTCTGCTTGTTTTATATTTATATTTAATACCAAATTTAATAATTCCTCTTTTAATGTCTTCTTCACAAACAATATTAAATTCAATTGAATTTTTTATACTATCAATAATATCTTTTATAATAGGTATTGCTTTTTCATCTTTTATATTTTTAAGAATTTCAATATCATTTATATTAATTTTTTTACATTCATCGCTAAAATCTTTAGAATATATATTAAATTTTTCCTTAATTAGTTTTATTTGGCTTTCAATATTTATTTCTCCTATTGGAATATATTTTAAATCAATATCATATGTTTTATAATTAATATTATTAGGATTATTTAATATAATAGATAAACCTCCGTCTATATATAATATACCAACGTCTCGTAAATCATATGTAATTTCCCCAATTATTAATAATAAATATTTAAATAAAAAATAAAATATAATAATTCGTTTAACATAATTAATATCTTTTGTAGAATACGATGTATAATTAGACATTTGATTTCTTATATTTTCTATATCAGAATCATTAAAATGATAATTTATGAATAAATCATTAATTATTTTATATTTATTATTATTTTGTTTTGATGGTATTGATGGTATTGAAGGTATTGATTCTGGTATTGGTCTTGATTCTGGTAATGGTGGTATTCGTAATTGCAGTGGTTCTTTTAAAGATAGTGATTTTATCCTTTTTTGAAGATTATTTTTTTCATCTTCTTCTATTAATGCATTTTGTCTTAAAAATAATTTATATCTAGGTAATAAATCATTTGAAATTTTATTATTAAATTTGTGTTTCAA